TCGTAGGGGGATTCTGATGGCGTCTGTGCACTATCGTGACGCCTACATCATCGTGGACGGCGCGGCGCTCCGCGCGTCGTTCTCGGAGCTGTCGATTGAGATGGGCTCCGAGACGCTCGACGAGACCGCCTTCGGTGACACGACGCGCACGAACAAGGGCGGCCTGCTTACCGGCAGCGTGTCAGGGCGCGGGCACTGCGAGTTCGGCGCGAACGAGGTCGAGGCGGTGCTGTTCGCGCTCGTCGGCGTGGACGGCACGCCGGTGGTGGTGTTCCCGGACGGGATCACGCCAGGGTCGAGCCAGGCCGGCACCGGCTACGCGATGCTCGGCGTGGTGGACGTGTTCAAGGTCGGCGGCGCGGTCGGCACGCTGCTGCCGTTCGAGATGTCGATGCAGACGCGCGGCGTGGTGCCGTAGGAGGGGGCTGGCGATGGCACTGGTGCGGGCGACGGCGCTGCAGAACTTCCTGGTCACGGCGCTGTCCACGACGGCGGCAAGCACGGCGCCGAGCACGTGGGCCGTGGCCTCTGGGCAGCGCGTCATCGGGGCGCTGCACCTGACGGGGATCAGCACGGGGCGGACGTTCGTCGGATCCGTCCAGTCGGCGAGCAGCAGCGGGTTCGGGGCGATCACGTCCGAGCTGCAGTTCGCGCTGACGTCGGTGGTCGGCAGCACGTGGAAGACGCTGACCGGCGCGAGCACGGACCGGCCGTGGCGCCGGGCGGCCTGGACGCTCTCGACGGCGGCCAGCACGGCGGGGACCTGGACCGGGATGATCTGGGCCGGGTATCGGTAGGGGATATGGCGACTGGCGTCTACGCGATCCATCGGCTCGCTGCGGCGCGCGCAAGGCGCGAGGCTGGTATGACGTCTGGTTCTGGAGGAGAAGTCTGATGGCGACAGTTCATTTTCGCAATGCCTATATCTGGGTGCAGGGCGTAGATTTGAGCGACGACTGCGCTGAGGTCACGGTGAACTACGGCAGCGAGACGCTCGACGAGACGGCGTTCGGCGACGACACGCGGGTCAACAAGGGCGGCCTGCTGACGTGGGACGTGTCGCTGAGGTTCCACCAGGACTTCGTGTCCGGCGCGGTGGACGCCACGCTGTTCAGCCTGGTCGGCACGACGACGTGCTTCGAGATCAGGCCGCACAACAGCTGCAGCACGACGATCAATCCTCGGCTGACCGGGATCGGCATCCTGAACAGCTACCCGTTCGGTGGCGCGGTCGGGACGCTGCTCGACGCGCCGGCGACGATCGCGTCCGCCGGCACGCTGTCGCGTCTCGTGACCGCGACGTAGGGCCAGGGCGGTGCGCTCAGGCAGGGACGCGCGGCTGCCGACGGCCGAGGCCAGCGGGCACGCGGGGCGGCTGTACGCCGTCTCGCGCGCGGCGGCCGAGCTGGGGGCGTGGTCGCTGCGGCTCCAGGCGGTGCTGCCGCGCACGTACCTGGTCGCGGCGCTGGTGCGGTCCGCGGACGCCTACTGGGCGACGCAGGGGCCGTTCCGCCTGGTGCTAGAGGTCGGCGACGCGCGGTGGACATGGGACGGCGTGGCGGCGGAGCCGGCGCCTGGCCGGGAGCTGGTGGTGGTCGTGCGCGGTGCGCCGGCCGTTGAGCGCGTGGCCGCCCTGCCGGCGGCCGCGGCGCGGAGGTGAGTGGAATGGGGAACATGTGGTGCGTGTCGGCCGACGCCGACGAGATCCCGGTCCAGCTGCCGGGGCCGGACGGGGCGCTGTACGAGCACAAGCTGTGGCTGAAGCGGGAGCTGTCGGTCGGCGAGCAGCGGGACGTCGAGACGAGCGGGTTCCGCAGCGTGCGCGGGTTCACGCCGGACAAGGCGCGGCCGGGCGAGGCGGCGGACCCGAGCATCCAGATCGACTGGCGGGCGCAGTCGTTCGCGCGCGCGGTGGCGTACCTGACGAACTGGACGCTGGCGGACGAGAACGGGAACAAGCTGCCCGTGGCGCGCGCGACGGTCGAGGCGCTGCGCCCGCCGGTGTTCGACGCCATCGAGGCGGCGATCAACGCGCATGTCGAGGCGCGCCCGGAGGCGCGGGGAAAAGCGACTGGCGGGCCGTCGCCGAGAGCGACGCTGGCATCATGATCGCGATGCGCTGGTCCTGGCGCGACCTTCAGGCGTGCCCGGCCAGTTACATCCCGGTGATCATTGAGGTGCTACGCCGGCAGGCTGACAAGGCGCGTCAGCCCCGGCGGTGACGGTTCGCCGCTGCGCGGCTTCGACGCTCGGATGGCAGACGATACAGAGGGTGATCAGGTTCGTGAGGGCATTCGCCACGATGTAGTCGCCATGGAAGTCCGCGAAAGGAACGATGTGATGGACACGCAACCGGTCGCTCGTTCCGCAGTGCTGGCAACGGTGCTTGTCGCGGGCGAGGGCGGCCCGACGAGATCGGCGCCAGTTTACGCCTCGGCCGCGGTTGGTTTTGGATCTGCCGTCAATGTAGCCAGGCGTCAGATGTCGGTCGGCCGACCAGAAGGCGTCGTTGCACGTACGCGCGCAGAACCGCTGACGTTCAATAGGCGTCCCGTTCGGCCGAGCCTCGAAGGTGCCGCGGCACTGCTCGCAAATCAGTCTCGGGCGAATAGTGCGTCGGCGGCAGCGGGCTCGCTGGGCTATCGACATCTTGGCGCGCGTCGTTGCCGGCAGTCGGTCGCCGCGTTTGGTCCCGCCAGGCTTCGACGGGTCCGCCTTCCAGCACGACTACACCAGGTGCGTGGTCGTCTCCGCCACCGCTTCTGCGTCACCGGAGTGCCGCACCAGGCGCAAGTCATATCGCAAGTATAGGGGGTTAGGTGGCGGTGACGGCCGGCGAGGTGGATGTCATTCTCAGGCTGCGCGACGAGATGACCTCGGCGATCGGCAAGGCTGTGGCCAACCTGGACAAGGCCGGCGGCAACCTGAAGAAGTTCGGCGCGAGCGCCGAGACGGCCGGCCGCGCGCTGCTGCCGCTGACGGCTGCGATCGCCGCCGTCGGCATCGGCGCGGCGAAGGCGGCGATCGACTTCGAGTCCAGCTTCGCCGGCGTGCGCAAGACGGTCAAGGCGACCGAGGCGGAGTTCGCGGCGCTGTCGGCCGGCTTCCGCGAGATGGCGAAGACCATCCCGGTCAGCGTCAACGAGCTGAACAGCATCGGCGCGGCGGCTGGCCAGCTCGGCATCAAGCAGGAGAACGTGCTCGGGTTCACGAAGGTGATGGCGCAGCTGGCCGTCACGACGAACCTGTCCAGCCAGGAGGCGTCGATGTCACTGGCGCAGCTGGCGAACATCACGCAGATGCCGCAGACGGAGTTCGACCGGCTCGGGTCCACGGTCGTCATCCTCGGCAACAACATGGCCACGACCGAGGGGAAGATCGTGGACTTCGGCCTGCGCATCGCCGGCGCCGGCCAGCAGGCCGGGCTCAGCGAGCCGCAGATCCTGGCGATCGGCGCGGCGATGGCGTCGGTCGGCGTGGAGGCCGAGGCGGGCGGCACGGCGGTCCAGAAGGTGCTGCTGGACATGCTGAAGTCGGTGGTGCTCGGCGGCGAGAACCTGGCGGTGTTCGCGCGGACGGCGCAGATGACCTCGGCGCAGTTCAAGGAGGCGTTCCAGAAGGACGCCGGCGGCGCGTTCCTGGCGTTCGTCGAGGGGCTCGGCGCGCAGGGGCAGCAGGCGATCCAAACGATGGCCGACCTCGGGCTGGAGGACCAGCGGCTGCTGCGGTCGTTCCTCGCGCTCTCCGGCGCCGGCGACAAGCTGCGTGTCGGAATGGACCTGGCGAACAAGGGCTGGGCCGAGAACACGGCGCTGACGAAGGAGGCGGCCGAGCGGTTCAAGACGATGGAGTCCCGGCTCACGCTGCTGTGGAACCGCGTCAAGGACGTCGGCATCACGCTCGGGTTCGCGCTCGCGCCGGCGATCGAGGACGTCATGGCCGCTGTCAACGGGCTGATCCCGATGGTCGAGGGCGCGGTGAAGTGGTTCACCGGCCTGCCCGGCCCGGTGAAGACCGGCGCGCTCGCGCTGATCGCGATGTTCGCGGCGCTCGCGCCGCTGCTGCTGCTGTTCGGGAGCGTGGCGAGGGCGGTCGGGACGTTCACGACCGCGCTGACGTGGCTCGCGGCGTCGTCCGGCGGGGTGGCGGTCACGAAGTGGCTGACGGCGCTCGCCGTGACGCTGCGGACGCAGGTCGCGGTGGCGTTCGACGTGGCGAACGTCTCGGCGCTGCGGCTGCTCGGGACGCTCGGGCTGATCGCGGCGCCGCTCGCGGCCGCGGGCATGGGCATCGCGCTGCTGATGCGGCAGACTGGGCAGGACCTGGCGCGCATGGGGAACCGTGGCCGGGCGACGCCACTCGGGCCGGCGGCGGACCTGTCAGGGTTCACGTTCGGGGCGCTCGGCGGCGGCGCGCCGGTCGCGGCTCCTCCGGCTGGTGGTGGCGGGCTCAGCGGCGGCGTGCGGCAACTCTCGGAGGACGTACAGAAGCTGCGCGACGAGATGTCCGGGGCGCAGATGGCGCGCGATATCGCGGACCTCGCGGCGGCGATCCGAGGGCTGGACCAGGCGGCGGCGCTGAAGAACATGCCCGGCCTCCTGGAGCAGCTCGCGGACTTCGCGGCGAAGGGCGGGAAGCTGCCGCCGGCGCTCGCGAAGATCCAGCAGAGCTACCTGGAGGCGGCGCCGCCGATGCGCCAGTTCTTCCTGGAGAACGTGCGGCTGAACGAGGCGATCGAGGTCGTGCCGAGCCGGCTGGAGCAGATGAAGGAGAAGACGGAGGCGCTCGCGCAGATGGCCGGGCAGGTCGCCGCGCCGGCCATCGCGGACGTGACGGCGAACGTGATCCGGTACGCCGAGGCGGTGGAGCGCGCGGCGCGTCGCGGCGCGGCCTGGGGCCAGGCGCTGCAGGGGTTCGCGAAGGACCTCGGGCCGACGGTCCTGGCGGCGCTGACCGGCGGCGGGAATGTCGGGGACGCGGTCGGCGGACTGGCCGGGCAGCATATCGGTACCGCGCTGACGAAGCAGCTGACAGGTAAGAACTCGCTGTTCGGTGCCGGCACGTTCGGCAAGATTATGGGCGATATCCTGCCCGGGATCGGGACGCTGCTCGGCGGGCTGATCTCGAAGGGGCTCGGCGCGCTGGTGAACGCGATGCAGCCGGCCGGGAAGTTCGCGAACGACCTGCGCGACGCCTTCAAGGGGACGTTCGGCGATGCGGCCGGCCAGGGCATGGCCGCGGCGATGGAGAAGTTCAAGGACAACGCGCCGCTCATGGCGGCGTACGAGCGGTTCCTGAAGGCCGGGACGGAGCGCACGGTACAGCGCGCGATTGACGACATCCATCGGCTGACGGCCGAGGCTGAGGCGGCGCTCGCGGCGGCCGAGGAGCGGATGCGGCGGGTCGGCGAGCACATCACCGAGGTCGGTGGCATCCTGGAGCGGTTCGGCGGCGACGTGCCGACCTGGCTGCACCCGATGGTCGAGAGCCTGCTCCAGGCGACCGGGCTGAGCGACGAGATGGTGGCGTCACTGCGTTCGATGGTGGATGGCCCGGACTGGAAGGCGCTGCAGGAGATCGCCGAGGAGTACGGGATCTCGCTGGAGGGGCTCGGCAAGCAGTTCCAGCAGGCGAAGCTGAACGACCTGGCCGTCAAGTACGCGGCTGACTTCGAGATGCTGATGAGCGTCGGCGCGGACGTCGGCGAGGTGCTCAAGGGAATGAAGGACGAGGTGCAGGCGCTCGTGCTGCAGTCGCTGCAGTTCGGGACGACGGTGCCGGACAATATGCGCGGGCTGCTCCAGGCGCTGGTCGACGCCGGGCTGCTCGTCGACGAGGCCGGGCTGAAGCTGGTGGACCTGTCTCGGTTCAACTTCGGGGAGCACCTGGAGAGCCCGTTCGACCGCATCGCGGCGATCCTGGAGCAGATCCGCGACCTGCTCGCGCATGACATCCCGGCGGCGCTCGGGACCGCGGCCGAGGCCGTCGGGCGGTTCCCGTGGCAGACGATGGCGGGCGGGGCCGAGGGTGGGTGGCGGCTCCCGTTCGCGCGGCCGCCGCAGACGGCGCTGGCGTCCGGCGGGATCGTGACGGGGCCGACGGTGGCGCTGCTCGGCGAGGCCGGCCCTGAGGCGGTGATTCCGCTCGGCGGCGGCGGTCTCGGCGGTACGACGATCGTCATCCAGGCGTGGGACGGCGAGAGCGTCGAGCGGTGGCTGCGCGGCGGCGGGCAGCGGGTGCTGGTACGCGCGGTCAACCGCGGGCTGGCTGGCGAGCTGCAGATGCGGTCGAGGACGTAAGCCGGTGGCCTACACGCAGGCGCGGTCGGGGCTCGTGTTCAGCGGGGCGTTCCTGTGCGGGCTGGTGCCGGAGCAGATCGGGTTCAAGATCGGCGGCACGGACCGCACGTCGCGCGTGCACCTGGACGCCACGTCCGTGACGCAGGAGCTGAACGGCAAGGGCCGCGCGAGCGTGAAGGTGGACGGGTTCACGCCGGCCTGCGGCGCCGAGCTGCTCGTCACGTCGCGCCAGCCGGACTGGGGCGAGTTCGAGGGCACGGTGCTGCGGACGCACGCGGAGATCGAGCAGGGCACGCGGCTCGTGCACTGGACGCTGGAGGCGGTGGACTACTCGTGGCTGCTGGACCGGTACGCGCTCGTGAACGCGACGTACCGCAGCATGGGGATCAACGCGGCGGTGGCGCGCATCCTGGCGGACTTCACGGACGGCAACTTCGTCATCGGCGAGGTACCGATGGCGCTCGGCGACCTGGACGCTACAGGCATCACGTTCGTGAACGCGCGCGTCACGCAGGCGCTGACGGCCCTGGCCGACCTGGCCGGCGCGTACTGGATGGTGCGGAAGCACGGGTCCTACCGGCACGTGTCGGTGCGGACGGCGTTCGAGGACGGCAATGCCGTGACGCTCGTGGACGCGGAACGGGCGCGGCGCGTCGGGTACGGCGAGGACATCAGCCAGGTGCGCACGCGCGTCGTGGCGACCGGCGCGACCGGCCCGGTACTGTTTCCGCATCCGGCCGGGATGAACTCGCTGGCGATCTCGGTGGCCGGCCCGTTCGCTGTCGGCGGCGGGGCTGTACAGATCGGGATCTCGAACTACACGTACAGCAGCGTCATCATCATCGAGTCCTCGTCCGGGAGCGAGATCGTGCCGGACGGGACGCAGGTCGTCTACCTGCTCGGGCTGTCGCCGGTGCTGGCCGCAGACGTCGGGACCGGCGAGCTGGTCAGGGTCTGGGCACAGGCCGACGACACCGCTGCGCAGACGGCGCTGGCTACGCTGCTCGGCGGCGGCCTGTCGGGCGTCGCGGTCGGGCTGATCTCGAACGAGCAGGCGGCGCAGGGCGCGACGGACGCCGCGGCCGCGCAGGAGGTCGCGCGGTTCAGCGGCACGCCGACGCTCAAGAGCGTGGAGTACGAGACGGTGGAGGACCCATTCGTTGCGCCAGGCAAGGGGCTGGCGGTGGTGGTGACGTCGCCGGTCGCGATCAGCGGCGACCTGTTCATCCAGCGCGTCGAGCTGCGCGGCGAGACGCAGCGCGGCACGCCGTCGCAGGTGTTCCTGCGGTCTGTTTCCGCGGCGCAGCAGGCCGTCGAGCTTGAGGACCTGCTGATCACGACGCTGCAGCGGTCCGGGGTCGCGAGCTGACGAGGGGGATGAGATGGCGGCGAGCACGATCACGCGCGCGACCTGGGTGAACGACAGTGGTACGCCGGCCGTTCCGGTCGGCGACGGGACGGCGATCAATAACGCGCGGCTCCAGGCGGACGTCTACGACAAGATCGATCAGATGTTCGCCGGGGCCGGCGCGTACGCGACGCTCACGGTCGGCGGGAAGCTGGCGGTGGAGGGCAGCGGGAACCCGGCGGTGAACTTCTCCGGCGGCGTCGCGGGTCGGCAGGCGCTGCTGCTGCGGAACACGACGGCCGGTGCCGCGTCGGATACGGAGATCCAGATCGGCAACGACGCGACGACGACGGCCCTGCGGCTCTGGCACGGCGCGTCGAACTACACGCCGTCCGGGATCTTCGCCGCCGACGGCGCGGTAGTCGAGGGCCGGCGGCCTGGCGGCCTGACGCTCGCTGGGTCGGACACGTCCGGGAGCGTCATCATCTACGCGGGCGGTACGGCCGAGCGGGCGCGGTTCCAGAAGGACGGCGGGCTACTGATGCGCGCGCTGTCGACCACGCCCGGCAACACCACGTCCACGGGCGACGGCCTGTTCTACGTCAAGGCCGGGACGGGCGGGAGCCCGGTCAAGATCGTGCTCGGGGCGTTCAGCAGCGGCATCATGTGGTACTACGTCGTCTCTGCCGGACAGGGCGGCGGCACGTGGACCGAGACGACCGTGGTGCCGTGAGCGGCCTATAATCGCAGCCATGCCGATCGTTCGCCCTGACTACCAGCCGCTCGCGTCCGTGCCGCCTGTCGCCACGCCAGAACCGGCGCCGGCGGCGACCGTCATCCATCCCGAGGTGCGGCTCGACGAGGCGCCGTACTGGCGCTGGCGCGCGCTGGCGACCGACGTCGAGGTGCTGCGGCTGCGCGCCGAGCTGCTGGAGACGCGCGCGCCGCTCGACCAGTACCGCGCCCGGGACATCAGGCAGGCCGGCCTCCCGGCGGCGCTGGCGGCCGAGCGCGAGGCGATGCGCGCGTGCCCCGGGATCGACCCGGACGGCACCTACGGGCTGGTCGACGACCGGTGCGCGGCCGTGCGGCAGGCGCCGCGGCGCGACTCGTAGTACACTTCGGCCGTCTTGGCCGACTGGGCGAACCACTACGCCACCGAAGCCGGGTCCCGCCACTGGCCGCACGACGAGCTGGTGCGGGCGCTCGCCGGACGTCCGCCTGACCCCCATCCCGTCCTCGACGCCGGCTGCGGCAACGGGGCCGCCCTATGGTTCCTAGCGGAGCGATGGCCGGTCGTAGGGCTAGACGGCTGCCTCCCGGCCTTGCGCGCCGCCACGGGCCTACTCGGCCGCCGTAGGGCCCGCGCCGGGCTGGTCCAGGCCGACGTGCTCCGGCTGCCGTTCCCGGCCGGGACGTTCGGCGGGGTGGTGGACGCGCTGACGTCGCAGCACCTGCCCTGGGCGGACCACGGGGCGTGCTTCCGGGAGTACCGGCGCGTGCTGCGGCCGGGCGGCTGGCTGTTCCTCATGCACCTGGACGACCGGACGGTCAGTCGGCTGACACCGCTGCTCGGCGACGGGCTGCCGCTGTCCGGCCGCGGCACGCTGGCGCTGTTCCCGAACGCGCCGGCCGTCACGCTGACGCCGCACTGGAGCCTGTGCGATGCCCTTCTCAGGGCCGGATTCCGACTCGTGGCGCAGCGCGGGCTGGCGCGCGAGTACTACGATCACGACAGCCAGGTGGCGCACTACACGGTCCTGATGGCGGAGGCGGCGTGAACGGCGTCTACGCGATCAGGAACACGCTGACTGACGACCGTTATATCGGCAGTTCCAAGAACATCGCCGGCCGATGGACTCAACATAGGCGCTCGCTGAATAGCGGGACGCACTCGAACTGCCACCTGCAGAATGCCTGGAAGAAGTACGGTGGTCATGTGTTTGTGTGCGAGGTGGTTGAAGTCGCCGCCGCGGGCGCTGACGCGAGGACCATCGAGCAACGGCATCTCGACGCTGGGCTCGGTGTGTACAACATTCTCGCCAGCGCCTTCGGAGGCGTCCGCAGCCACGGACAGACCGCACGCGAACGGAACAGGGTGTCTCAACTGCGCAACTGGGCGGACCCTGACTACCGCGCGACGCATCCTGGACGTCCTCAGTCAGACTCTGCGCGCGAGAAGATCAGGGCCGCCAGGCGGCTCCAGGCGCCGCCGTGGCTTGGCAAGAAACGCCCGGCCGCTACAGTCGAGAAAATGAGACGTGCGCGTCTTGGTCGTCCGAACCCGCACGGCCGACCGAGCGTAGAGAAGACCTGCCCGCAGTGCGAGCGGAGGTTCTTCGTAAAAGCAACGACAGTTTCGTGGCGCAAGTACTGCTCTCGGCCGTGCATGGGGCTGGCCTACGCTACAAGCTGCGCCGGAAGGCTCCGCGCGCTGGCGGCTGCGCGCCGAGGTCTTCGCAGTAAAAAGTGGCGGCGAGTCGAGCTGGCCTGCGCGGAATGCGGCGCCGCGATCGTTGTTCATCGGTACAGGCTAGCGCCAGGGCGCAAGCATTATTGTTCGCACCGGTGCATGGGGCTGTCGCATGCCCGCGCCAGGTGGCATGGAGTA